GCTGCGATGTTCAATGATATTCTGAGAACTCAACTGATTCTCAAAAATATCGTAACTCCCGAAGATTGGGAGATTATGGCGGATCATATTCAGTATGACTTCCTATATGACAACCAGTTTGCAGAGTTGAAGGAATCTGAGTTGCTTCAAAGCAGACTTGGTAATCTTGCAACTATTGAACCTTACATTGGTAAGTATTATTCTACCGAATATGTAAGAAAGAAAGTATTGCGTCAAACTGACTCTGAGATTATTGAAATTGATGAGCAGATTGAAGATGAAATTAATAAAGGTATTATCCCAGCTCCTGGAAGTGTAGATCCAATTACGGGAGAACCTTTACCTGGTGGAGATATGGGAATGGACCCAATGGCAATGGGCGCTGATGGAATGGGAATGGGTCAAATTCCTATGGAACCAGATGTGGGAGCAGATGCTGCAGTTGCTGATGCACAGATGCAAAAGGACACCAAAAAGGCAGAGATATAAATATACAATATAATACTTAAATTTTTATGGACAATGTTATCGATTTGATCGCAACAGGTGCAAAGCCATCTGATGTGACTGATGCTATTAAGGGTGTTTTATACGCAAAAGCTGCTGAAAGAATTGATGCTGCAAGACCTATTGTAGCGTCAAGTCTATTTGACGGTGAAGAAGGTGAGACTGAGATTGACCAAGAATCACAAGAGGACCAAGAATAATGGCAAGAACTTTATTACTAGGTGATGAAATTAATTTGCCAACCACAACAGGAACGGCTACTAGTTTTTCTTCTGCAACTGTAGTAAGACTAGTAAATACAACTGGTACTGCACAAACCATTAGTGTTGTTGCAACACAAAGTGGTACTGGAATAGGCACATTTACAATGCTTGGAAATACTACAGAATATTTGGAGAAAACCGCATCGCATTGTGTATTTGCCACTGCTGCAACTGTGAGAGGTACAAAAGTAGGATTTACTGGATAGAAAAAATGAAACTAATCACAGAAGAAATCAACAAGGTAGAATTTATTACCGAAGGTAAGGGTGCTAATAAGAAGTGCTATATTCAAGGCATTTTCTTACAAGCAGAGCAAGTGAATCGTAACGGTAGAATGTATCCCATGTCAATCATGGAGAAAGAAGTCAACCGTTACAATGAGAGTTTTGTTCTGAAAGGACGTGCTCTCGGTGAACTTGGTCACCCTGATGGTCCTACCGTAAATCTTGACAGAGTTTCTCACAAGATTTGTGACCTACATAGAGAAGGAAACAACTTCGTAGGTAAGGCACAGTTGCTTTCTACTCCTATGGGTAAGATTGCTTCTTCTCTGATTAGTGAAGGAGTTACTCTCGGTGTTTCCTCTCGTGGTGTTGGTTCACTCAAGATGACCAATGAGGGTCATAAAATTGTCGGTGAAGATTTCATGTTAGCAACTGCTGCTGATATCGTTGCTGATCCTTCTGCTCCTGATGCTTTTGTCTCAGGAATCATGGAAGGAAAAGAGTGGGTTTGGGAAGGAGGAATTCTTCGTGAACAACTCGCAGAAAGAACCCAGAAGAGAATTAACACTCTCGTTGACCAAAGAATACTTGAGGAGCATAAACTCCAATTATGGAATGATTTCCTCTCAAATCTTTAATTTATAAATAAATATAGATTAATACAAAAATATCTAATCAAAAATGTCCGTTGGTAGCAATTTACAAGAAATGGAAAACGTAGTAACCAAAGGGGCTGCTCCTGCCGAACCAATGCAATCAGCAGGTATTCCTGTTGAAGATCTCGGCGGTCCTACTCCCGAAAACTATCGTCCCGATGACGATTCTGCAAAACTCAGAGATCCTGCAGCAACTCTTAAGCAAGTTAGAGATGTAGTCAATGCTAAGGCAGCACCTGCTGAAGCAGTTTCTGACGAAATCGAAGACGGTCAAGAGATTGTTAACGAGGAAGAAGTAACCGAAGATGAAGTTGTTTCTGAAGAAGAAGTAACTGAAGAAGAGGTTGTTACTGAAGAAGAAGCACCAAAAGTTGAGTATAACGTCGAAGAAGATGTTAATGCTCTTCTCCAAGGTGAGGAACTTTCTGAGGAATTCCAAGAGAAAGCACGCACCATTTTCGAATCTGCTATCAACGCAAAAGTCGGTGAAATCACCGAGCAACTGCAAGCAACTTATGAGGAAGCACTCGTAGAAGAAGTTGCAGCAATTAAAGAAGGTCTGACCGAAAGACTCGACGCATACCTGGAGTATGTTGCTGATGAGTGGGTCCAAGAGAACGCTCTCCAAATCGAGCATGGTCTTAAGACCGAAATGACCGAATCATTCCTCCAAGGAATGAGAGGACTTTTTGAAGAACATTATGTAACCATCCCTGAAGATAGATATGATGTAATCGAGAGCATGGTAGATAAACTTGATGAAATGGAAGGTAAACTCAACGAGCAAATCGAAAGAAATGTTGCTCTTAATAAGAGATTAGCCGAGTCAACTGCTGATGTAATCTTCGCTGAAGTTACTGAAGGTCTTGCTCTTTCACAGAAAGACAAGCTCGCTACTCTTGCAGAAAATGTTGAGTTTGACAGTGAGACAGACTATCGTGAGAAGCTTGTAACACTGAGAAATTCTTATTTCCCAGCTAACGGCACTCAAAGAGACCACTCAGAGACTATCTCTGAAGGCACCGAGGTTGCTGCTCAAACGACAGCATCCCCATTAATGGAATCCTACATGGATACTCTGAGAAGAGTCGCTAAAAAGTGATTTCTAGATTATAACAGTTCAAACTAACTTTTTTAAAGAGGTAAAATCAAATGCAAATGCCATTTAGTGAGCATCTGCAGGAGAAGTGGGCACCCCTTCTGGACTACGAAGGTATGGATCCTATCAAGGATGCACACCGTAGAGCCGTAACCGCTCAACTCCTGGAGAACCAAGAAATTACTCTCCGTGAAGAGAGAGAATTCCTTTCCGAAGCACCAACCAACTCCGTTTCGAACGGTGGAGTTGCTAACTTCGACCCCGTTCTGATCTCCCTGATCAGACGCGCAATGCCTAACCTGGTTGCTTATGACCTGGCTGGCGTTCAACCAATGAACGGTCCTACTGGACTCATCTTCGCAATGCGCTCACGCTACACCAGCATGGGTGGTACGGAAGCTCTGTTTAACGAAGCAGATTCCGCATTCTCTGCTAGTGGTATCAGCACTTCCGATCCTTATGTTACTGGTTCTGACGGTGCATCTGCTGGTTTCGGTACCGATCTTCAGCGTGGTGAGAACCCTGGTGTTCTTGCAATCAACGGCGCTCCTTCGACCTACAGCGTAGGTCAGGGTATGAATACTGAGTTCTCTGAAGAACTCGGTGCAGGTCAGTCTTTCAACGAAATGGCATTCTCGATCGAGAAGGTCACCGTTACTGCAAAGTCACGCGCTCTGAAAGCTGAGTATTCACTCGAACTGGCACAAGACCTGAAGGCAATTCACGGTCTGAATGCTGAAGCTGAGCTTGCTAACATCCTCAGCACTGAGATCCTCGCTGAAATCAACCGCGAAGTTATCAGAACCATCTATAAGGCTGCACGTCCTGGTGCTCAAACCAACGTTGCAACTCCTGGCGTATTCGACCTCGACGTTGATTCCAACGGTCGTTGGAGCGTTGAGAAGTTCAAGGGTCTTATCTTCCAAATCGAGCGCGATGCTAACGCAATCGCACAAGAGACTCGTAGAGGGAAGGGCAACATGATTCTGTGTTCCGCAGACGTTGCTTCCGCACTGACCATGGCTGGTGTTCTCGACTACACCCCTGCTCTGGACGCTAACCTGAACGTTGACGCAACTGGCAACACCTTCGCTGGTGTTCTTGCTGGTAAGTTCCGCGTCTACATCGACCCATATGCTACCAACCTCGCTTCCGATGGTTCGCAGTATTATGTCGTCGGTTATAAGGGTGCTTCTCCTTATGACGCAGGTCTCTTCTACTGCCCATACGTTCCTCTCCAGATGGTTCGCGCCGTCGGTCAGGACACCTTCCAACCAAAAATCGGGTTCAAGACTCGTTACGGTATGGTTGCTAACCCATATGCATCTGCTGCTGGCGGTGCTGACAGTGGTAAGATTCTTGGTGGCGACAACCGCTACTACAGAAGAGCAAGAGTCCTCAACCTCATGTGATTCTCGATTCACATATCTATCAAGGGGGTCTTCGGACCCTCTTTTTTTATCTAAATACAAATAAGACTTAAGTAATAAGCGATGAAACCATCACCAAGACAAATAGAAGAAGCGAACAAGAAGTATGAAGCACTTGTTGAGCATCTTATCACTGAGGGTTATGCTGAAGATAGAGATGCTGCTGATAATATTATTAAGGGTATGAGCGAAGCATGGTTTAATCTTATCATAGACTAATGGCAGGGACAGCATTTAAAGGTCAAATTCAAAATAGAAATTTTCTGTCACCTAATGGATTTCAGTTTAGTTTATCTAAACATCCAAAGGTAGCATTTTTCTGCACGACAGCAAGAATTCCTGAAATATCCCTTCAAACTACATCTCAACCATCATATCTCAAAGACCTTGATATTCCTGGTGAAAAATTAAATTATGGTGATTTAACAGTGAGATTTTTAGTTGATGAGGATATGGTCAATTACATGGCAATTCATAATTGGTTGACTGGTCTAGGATTTCCAGAGACTACTCAGGATTACAAAGACCTGCTGTCGAATGAAGATGATGTAACACAACCAGAGGATTCAAAACGTGCTTTCAGTGATGGAAGTTTAACGATTCTCAATAGCAATTACAGAACAAATGCTGTTGTAAAATTCAAAGACTTATTCCCAACATCATTGACATCTTTGGAGTTTGACACTTCAATAACTGACATACAATACTTTACAGCAGAAGCAACTTTCAAGTATACTATCTACAATATACTCGATTCTGATAACAGAACACGCTTATGAATCTTGAACAAATTCAGGAGATGTGGGAAAAAGACTCCCAAATCGACCCTGATAATTTACATGATGAATCTATAAAAATTCCTCAACTTCATGCAAAGTATCACACTGTATATAATACCATCACTTTACTCAGAGAGAAAGCAAAAGAAACTTATAATAAGGTAAGACTTGAGAGGTACAATTACTACACTGGTAAAGCGTCAGCAGAGGTTTATGAAGAAGAACCTTTCCCATATAAGGTTAGAGACAAAGACGCCTTACAGAGGCATCTAGACGCTGATGAGAAGTTGAATAGAATCAACGTCAAGATCAAATACTATGATGTGATGTTGAAGTTCCTTGAAGATATTATCAAAACTATTTCAAATAGAACTTTTCAAATCAAGAATGCCATAGAGTGGCATCGCTTCCAAGCAGGTTTTAACTAATGGACGACGATTATCTTTACGAACAAGACTTTGATGAAAACATCCCCTTTATCTCTATGGATATGGGGATTGATGATGTAAGACAAATTCATGAGTCTATAAGTCTTCATTTAGAAAACTGGGTATCATGTCCAGACAAAAAACAAAGACTGGAAGATCTGAATGACTTTTTTGCAAGATTGATGTTGGAATATACGTTTAAAATACAGGGGTGAAATAAATAAAAATAAAACCGATAATGAGAACCTTTAAGCAATTTACCGATATTTGTGAGGGATATGTTCCCCTCCGCACATCAGATCAACCTTATGATGATGAAGGGTGGCATACTAGAACACCTAGATGGAATAAGAAGATGGGTAATGCTCTCATTAACGTTGGTAAACAAAAATTTAGAAGTGGAATGAATATTGGAGACCCAATTGATAATTTGACCAAAGGCGTTTCTGCTGCCGCAAGACTTGATGCGATGAAAAAAGTTGATGCAGAACCAGAAAGTGTAAGGGCAAAAAGAAGTCAAGAAATATCTGCTAGAAACAATAGACTTGGAGCTCAAAGAAGAACTTTACAAACGCAATTGGATAGACAAAATCTTAACCAACAATGGCGTGGTAGAGGTGGTGGAGGAAGTCTTCAAGGCATAAGAACGACACCAGAAAGTCCAGCAGGTTTAAACTTCAAACCATTTAGAGGAAGAAGATTTGGAATAAGTGGTATTGGACTTGCAGACTAAATATCCATAGGTGATCCTTATGGATAATGTCTCATTTGATTATATCAAAAAAGAACGAAGTATATCTTCAGGTAAAAGCAGAACCACATGTCTACTACGAGTTAGCAGACCAATTTACCTTTGATGTACCAGGTGCAAAGTTTATGCCTCAATACCGTAACAAGTATTGGGACGGAAAAATTCGTTTGTTCAATACCCAGACTGGTGAGATATATGTTGGGTTATTAGACAAACTCACAAAGTTTTGTGAGAACCATGAATATACCTATGAGTTTGCTGACAACAAATTCTATGGTCTTCCTTTTGAGGTTAATGACTTCATCTCAAAGGAAGGTGTGAAAGATTATATGAATGCTATTTGCAAGTATTCTCCCCGTGAGTACCAAGTAGAGGGAGTATACGACGCCCTAAGACATAATAGAAAGTTGTTGATATCCCCAACTGCTTCTGGAAAGTCTCTGATGATATACTCTCTT